TGTTCTACGCTCGTCATTAATGAGCTTTTTCATTTGTAATAAACGTTGTTTAGCTTCTTTAGAGTATTGCTCTAAATCGTCATCTTCAATGTCCTGTACAATAGACTCAGGTAAGGGTGTAGAGTTCTTTTGGTCTTCTTCTGGGCGATCATCAATCACTTCAATTTCAACCATAGGTTCTACTTCCACTTCTACTTGAGGTGTTTCTTTTTCCAATTCATCTGGAAATTTAAATTGTTCTTTTTCGTATTCAGCCATTTTAATTCTCCTTAAGCACGACTAATGCCACGAGGATCCTGAACGGTTCCTTCGACACTATCATCGTTAATTATTCGGAATTCTCGTCCATGAATCTTCAAGCGTGTGCCTGAATTAGGGCGGGCTAAAATAAAATCACCTTCTTTACACCAAGGACCTGTTGGAAAACGTTTAGCATCTTTGTAGCAATCAGGGCCAAGTTTTACTACAAAAAATACTGTAGATAATACTTCTTCTAATCGCATGGTTTCGGAAGATTTTGCTAATCCATTATCAAACTTGTCATCAGCTTCTGGTATCGCACATAAAATACGATAGCCTGATACTTCTGGGAGTTGCTTTGCTTTGTCTTCTGCTGTTTGAGGCAGAGTCGTTGTTGCATTTACATCATCGGGATTTGAGCCGATTAGTATTTCACTCATCTGAGTTCTCCATATTTTTTTGAAGGTCTTGAATATATCTTCGTGTAGAAAGTAGACCCGATATTTTTCCACATATACTTTGGTATTCAGCGTAGTCTTTGGCTACACCAGTACCTAAATGTTCTTCTAAATTTTTTACTTGTGCATCTATTTCTCTTACTACAACTTCGATTTCATTCATTTAGTTTCCTTGTTTGAAGGTTGTTTATTTTGTGTTTGTTGCTTATCTTGCATAGCCATTTGGGCTTTAGATCTACCAATATCAGAACCTAATCTAAATCCTTCCATTTTTTCTTTGGAAGCAATATTGGCTTTTTCTGCTTGAGCTTTAGCGGTCACTTGCATACCAGCAATTTCTTTTTGTGCTGATATTCTTGATTTTTCAAGTTCAAGTTGATCTGCTTTAGCTGCGGCATCAATTTGCATTTTCTTCATCTTAATATCAATCTCTTGTGCCTTAAGTTGAAGCTCTTTCATTTGCATTTGAATTACAGGATCTTGTGCAGCTTGTTGTGCTTGTTGAGCAGCTACTGCAGTTTGATTTTGATTGAGCAATTGTTGTGCAGCAGGTACTGCCATACGAGTAATTTGTATTTCTTGCTCAGGCGATAGCTTAGTTTGCTCATCATCACTATCAAGATCGTTATATGGAATGTTAATACCCATTTGTTGTTCCATTTGACGCTTATATTCCATGCCTACGTGCTCAGTAATATGAGATTGTAGTGCTTGAGCAATTAAAGGTGCTTGTGGATTCTGACCAATCACTGCTTTTACCTTAGGATCATTCAATAAAGCCAAATGAATGGCAATATGTGACTGATGATCTTGATACATAAAGGCTTTTAAAGGTTTATTCTTCATGGCATTCATGTTTTCAGTAATAGGATCTAATGGTTTCTCATCTTCTGGTAAAGGTACTAGTTTTTCTGCATTTTTAATGCCTAAAACCTCTAACATTTGACGATGTAAGAATGGAAGGTTGTAAAGTTGTGGTGCTGTTTGCGATAACTGCAAAACGGCTTGGTATTGAACCACTTTTTGACTCATAGTTGCTGCATTTGGGTCACTTACGGGAATAATATTGACCATTGAATAGTCTTTTTTGCGTGCTTTTTTGTTACCTGTAGATGGTTCATATGAATAATCTTCAGGGGCATAGTCCGCAATAATGCTTTTGAGTAATTTAAACTCATTCTTCATTGCAAAATGCACACGAGCTTGAATAGCACTCATTACTTTGAGCGTTCTTTCTAGAATAGCTAACGTTGTGCCTACTGGAGAGTTAGCACTCATGTCAGATACCTTCAAATCACCCGCTGCTGCAAATCTTCTGCCTTCTTCAATGATCTGATTAAGTAATTGAATGAGTGTTTGTGAGGGTTCTTTATAAGGCAATGGCATGATATTGTCTTTCATGGTGCCAGAAGGAACATCTACGTCCCTAAATTCGCCTGGAGCAATAGGTGTATCATCACCTTTAACTCTTAAACCTCTTGTTTTAAATCCACCAGGTAGGTTTGCTAGTGATCCAGCGTCTACTAATTGTCTAAGTATGGATGTTCCAGATTTAGCAAAACCTCCTATTAAGTGGATCAAACCAAAAGCGTAGAAACCAAATCCTGGAATGTATGGATAGTGAACAAAATGCTGACGTTTTTTATAAGTCTCATCATCCGGTTCCCAGTTACGTCTAATTGCAAGAATCTGCATACTTCCTCTTTCAAGTGTTACGATATAAGGAAGTTTAAGACCAGTAGGTTTTTTCTTTTCATCTTGATGTTCAAAGCCTGGAAGATCTAAATCAACTTGCATTTCTAATAATTTATAACGAGAATCCGTTGAAGCTCTAAAGCCTAATTTTTCTGCAATCTTTTTCTCAACTTCATCTAATGTATTTTGTGGGGCGCCTAATTCAGTATCAAGATAAAAACCATCAAGTTGTAATCTTAATAATTCATTTTCTGTTTTACGCATGACGTGTGTTACACGTTCTGCAGTTTCAAGATTTGATGCGCCATAAGGCACTACTAAATCTTCTGAGGGTACATAGATAGATACTTGACGATCAAGACCCGGATCTATATAGACCTTTTTAAATCCATTACCAGAAAGTGCTGTGCCCCATAACATACGTTCATGTTCAGAGCGATATTCAGTCATCACTTCTGTCAGCTCATAGTTCATGTCATCAACGACACGCTCCATAGCATCTTTTTTCTCTTGTGTTTCTTTTCCAATGATCTCACCTTTAACAGGCCCTGATGCTGGAAAAGTATCCATGATTGTTTCTGATTGAAACTTAGTTACAGCTTCTGCAAGGATCGGATGATACACACCACACGCACCATCCCATGGTTCTGATCTTTCTTCAATTTTCAGACCTAGAAGTTCTAACCCATCGACATAAGTTTGAATCCAGTCTTTTCTTGCAGCAATATCAGAATCAAAGTCACCTACTAAATCCCCTGCTAAAGTTGCTAAATCTCCAGAACTTAATTCTTCAGCTAAGTTTTTACTAAACTCATCTGTGTCTTCTGTGTTATCAATATTAATTTCTAATCCATCTATATTAATTTTTACAGATTCAGGATCTTCAATTTCAATTTCTACTGGAGGGCCTTGCTCAATTGCTGCTAGACCTTGTGGTAGTTCATACAGTGCTTTGTCGATTGCCATATATTTTCCTTAATAATATGCAGTTTTGCGTCTAAATTCTCTTGGTTCATCAGGTTCATCTGAGGGGAGTGTTATAAATCCACCTTTTCGAAAACGAATAAGAGCTTGTGTTGAAGAGTCCACTAAGTCATCGTGGTCTGAATTTGGGAATGCTGCCATCTCTTCTATGACTTCTTCGGCCCAACGTTTTCTTGGAGCCCATACCTTGCCAGATGCAAATAAATCTGTTACAGAATTTAATCTACTTATTTTATCGTTTCCACGGGTCGGTGTAAACTCCTGAACGGGTATTCCCATTCTTCTTAATTCAAAGATGAGTGGGGCTCCAGAGGCTTTTGCTTCCACAATAAATGAATCAGGTTGCCATTCCTTATACATTTCCATAGCTCTTAGTTTAAGTTCTGGAAATTCCATACGTTCTTTTAACGCATCTAATAAAATAATATGGGGGTCTAATTCATTTTCATCTTTGTAAAATACACCCCAAGTTGTACATGCAGAATAGTCGGCACGTTCTGATTTGGTAAAAGCAGTATCCCAAGATTGAATAATAAACTGACATAAAGGGGGGATTTCTTTTTCCCATTCCATCCACCATTCACGCTTAACTAAAGCGCCTTCTTCAGAGGTGGGATTTTGTTGATATTGAGCTGACCACTTACTTAAAGGTAGTTCAATTCTTAATTTATTTAATTCATCTAAAGACCAGAATTCAGGCCATAAAGATTTTTCATTTGGAAGGATCGCTGGAAGTTCAATGATTTCCCATTCATCTCCATCACGATCAGTCATGGATTTAAGAATCTTGCCTGTTAAATCTCGTTTAGCCCAACGAGTCATAACAACAATAATGGCACCACCTGGTTGTAAACGTTGACGAGGGCCTGAGGTATACCATTCGTATACTTTATCAAATACGGATGGGTCTCCTGCGGCTAGGGCTGCTTCT